GCCAAAGTAATCAAGGAGGGGAATGGATGAAAACCAAACACTGCTGCGGATGTAGCAGATCAATTATGCGACAGCATAAATCAACGAAAACTATTCGATAGCATGAAAGACGACAAAACAACACCAAAATCACTACTCGAAATCGGGGATCAATACGTGCAGACCACATGGCACCACCCCGAAGCAAATACGGAGATCATCGCCATCTTCAGATACAAAGGAGATGGGCAATGGGTCATGGATCAACCACTGCGGGGCCCATGGACCGTGTCCAAAGATGGCGAGGTTTACAACGACTACCGCATAGCCCCCGATGCCTTCAAGAGCGTGTCGGTTCACGCCATGTCTCTGTTCGCTCGTTTGCAGGAAGAGGGGGTGCAGGGAGCAAAGAATGCGTGGTCAGACGCAGGCGGAACAGTCTACGACCTATGAAGCACACTATCACATTCAAACTCCCTCAAGAGCGGGAGAAACTGGAGATCCACCTTAAAGCGGTGGACAATGCCAGCATTCTCCAAGAATTAGACGAGACCATGCGTGGCTGGCTGAAACACGGCTTCCCAAAATGCTGCACACTGGAGGCCATCGCTCAGTATGTCAGGGACATGATCAACGAATGAAAATCTTGATCTCAATTGTGGCTGTGATGATCGCCTCAGTTGCTTCTGCAAGCGACATCGTCTCAATGACGATCCTTGCAGAGGCCCGGGGCGAGGGGCCAGACGGAATGGCAGCAGTGGCTGCCTGCATACAGCAACGATCCCTGAATAGGTCCATGACACCGGAGGAGGTCTGCCTCGAGAAGAAACAGTTCTCTTGCTGGAACGGCAAGCGTCCAGCGGATCTCGAGCACCTGCTCAAGCTGCCTCAAGCGAAAACCGCCAATTGGCTATCCAAAAACCTGCACAAACTCAACCGAGCCAAAATCGGCTACGCTGACCATTACCATGCTGACTACGTCAAGCCGTATTGGGCTAAAAACAGGACATCAACAATAAAAATAGGCAAACACATTTTCTACAAATTAAAATGAAAACCATCGAAGCACACTGGGACCCCGAAGGGATGATGCCGCCTGACGCAGATCCGCAGGAGGAATACGACACTTACAGGGATTTCGCCAAGCGATTCCACGAGCTGGACGGCTTAACTGGCGAGGAATTCACTCTCGAAGACTTCAAGCAATACATAAATGGAATCGAACCACTTTGATCTTAGGGCAGTGTTCTGCGCCGTCGATGAGGATCGGGACACCGTTGTCCTGACCATCAATGGCGAGGAAGTTTCGACTCGGGAGGCTGTTGTCACTTTATGCGACAATTACGGCATGACGACACAGGATCTGGCTACACTCATGGCCGTTCCTGTCAGAACAGTCGAGGGATGGAGAACAGGAAGACCCAGCTCCATCCTGAACCGAATGAGGCTGGGTCGAGCTGCTGAGAAACTCTCAGAGGCTAATCCTCCTCAGGAGTTCCCTTGAGAGCATCGGCATACAGGTTTTGCAGAGCAAAATACAGATCCTGTATTGCCGAAAGCCTGCCTGCAAAATAGTGGCGATCCTCTGAAGACAGGCCGTGGCCAGACACATTGCTGGACTCTGCCTTGATCAATTCGTTCAACACCACATCCAACGCCTTCCGGACTGGGTGCTCTTCCTGTAGCGAAAATGCTTCCAGAAGCCACGGTTCGTGGCCTGTGAACCTGTATTCGTTATGCATTTGGGTTAACTCCTATTTTTCCGATCTGCGCGTTCTGTTGTTGTGTCAAACTCATCTGCAAATTCTGCGCGAATGACTGAACCAACTGTGAGAACTGCTCGTCGGCTTCCATTTGCTGCTGGTATTTAGGGTTGTTCTGTATGATCTGCTGCAGAAACTGCATCTTGATCCCAGCAGACGGATCGTTCTCAACGTATCGCGGCTGGTTGCCAAGGGCCATGAGTGCAACCTGATTGTTCATGTCGTCGTACATTTTCTGGCTGGCCTCCGCCTGCTCGATGACGAGTTCATCGGCCAGCGTTGGATCGATAACCTGCAGTTTCTTTCTGATCAGCTTTGTTCTGTCCACGATTCCCATGGTGTCTTCTGGCAACACAAACTGAGAAATGGCCTGAAGTTTTTTCTCCACGAATTCGTTGTCCAGCTCTCGCACGTCAAAATGCAGTGTGAAGTTGAATTTACGTGGGTCTCTGGGAAGGGCCATGTTGGTCCCTGTAACTGTGGCGAACCTCTCGTCGGTGTCGAATACCTGAGTCAGATCCCAGACTCGACCAATGACAGATGTCATGTGCCTGAGCCATCTGTGGACATATGCCTGCTGCCTGAGCTGGGTCTCTACTGCTGGAACAGCAGCGTTCGGCCTTCCGAAGTATCTGTCGGTCCGCTGTTGGATGTGATCCATCAGCGCGAACGCTAAGTCAGCCCCTCTTCGGGGAGACTCCATCCACGTAATGTCACCCGGACGCTGCTCAGATACCTGAACACCCGGGCCAACCTTGATTCTCTGTCCATATCGAAGCGGCACCTTTAAGGGTGGCAGTGTCTCAAAGCTTGACCTGTCAAAGACCATATCAGCTTGAGCCTTGTATTCAGCCTGCCACGTTTTGACGATTTCTGCGACACCACGTGACTCGATAGGGCTGCGTCTCGTTTTTTCTCGGGTGAATGACTCGAATGGGTAGGTATCTCCTGCCTCTGTGACCAGCTTATGCTCAGCGTAGACCTCGTTTCCCTTGGAATCCTTCTCCATATAAGGCGAGAACACGGTCATGTATACACCCGGGGTCCCTGTGTCTGTCACTCTGCGGCTATATGCATGGATGACTTCGATCAGGTTTGTCTTCTCATCCATCCGCTCAGTAGAACCTAGCACAGGGCTCAGACCCTGATCCCACACTTGTGAGCTCCTGCCTGCTGTCCGCTTAACCTCGTCCACCCATTCCCTGCTCCACTCACCACTGGCCGCCTTTTCCTCCAGCTCGGCCACTGTGTAGTATTCCCTGCGGAAGATGGCTCGAGCCCTCTGGAGATCATTTGTCTCAGGCGGAAACAGAATCTCGTGGTAGGGGCGGAGAGCAACAATCCGAGGCTGGTTGCGAGCCATCTCCGGAAGCTCGAACGTGGTCTCTCCGTCCCTCACGATGTCGCGGATGTGTTTGAGTGCTTTCGATCTGGTCAGTCCGTCATTGCTGGCGACAAGCAGATCCGCTAGATACTCCTCTTGATCCTGCAGCACAGCGGTCAGAGCATCGACTTGTTGGGGGGCTTCTACTCCGAGGAAACCGGAGAGGGTTTGGAGGTTTATTGTGCGCGGGGTCTGGGCATAACTACGATCCCAGATGACGTGAAGTACGCTCCAACCATACTGTGCGGCATATTCTGCATGCAGCTCCAGCTCTTCTTCCCAGCCGGGCTGCATTAAAGTGCTCAGCATCCATCGCAGGTAGAGCCCCACTGCGGATGCCTGTTTGTGATCAGAAGCCTCAACTCCAGCCACATTAAGGGCTGCTCGGCTGATAGCCGATGTGGAGAGGTTAACAATAAAGCTGCAGACCTCGTCAGCCAGCCTGATCCGAGTGTCACTTGCCCCTTCCCACGGGAATGGCTGCCTGCCAAGATCCTTGGCATGTTTTTTTCCGTCCCGGCTCTGTCCTGCCCATGTGGCAAATCTAGTCTCGTCGGATTCGCGGACACGGTAGGTGATCCTCTCATCCGAGTAAGCTCTTCGGTATTCCGAGCAGAGCTGGTTTATGTTGGGCTCAGTGCTAAGCTGCAGCCGATCATCAATAGTGTTCATGTCAATAACTCAAAGTCTCAGTGCTATAATCCATTTTCCTCGGGACGTATATCGGGTCCATCAAAACCAGATACCTCAGGGCGTCTACCGGGTCCTTGCTGGCACCCTTCTCGCCATCTGAGTTTGTCCACGTCCTCAGACTGTATATCAAGTTCTGGCACTCCCGCGACACATAAAGCTTCGGCTCATTCAGGATGCTGATCTCCCTGCTCATGTCATATGCGAACAGGTTATTCACCAGAGCACAGCTCTCATCAATGTGAGCCATGGCCGATGGAACAAACAATAACCCATTCTTTGTCACCTCTCCACCAGCTCCCCTGTCAGGGTTGGCCAGCAGGTCAATGAGACTCTGGTTATGC